ATGATCAAGTTGACAATTTCTGCTGCGGTCAGAACCAAGCTCAAGGACAAGCACCGTGTTCAAGAACTGGAGATCGAGGAATGCTTCCTTGAGGAGCATGGCGGCTATCTTATTGACAATAGAGAAGACCACACTACCGATCCGCAGACGCTTTGGTTTATAGGGAAAACCTATAGGGGCCGACTTTTGAAAATAGTATTTGCATCAAGTAACGGAAATATTTATATAAAGACAGCATACGAGCCTAATGTCGAAGAAATTCGTATGTATGAAAAATCCAGTAACAAATGAGGTAAGTTGACTATGGGTACAGCCAAAAAAATCCAGGGCTCTGAAGAGGCCTGGGATGATCGCACGCTCGGAGCAAGTGAAGAGCATGCCGAGCTGGCTCCAAAGGAACTACAACAACAAGTTGAAGAAGCCCTGGCTATGCAGATGATTTCGATTCGGCTGCCGAAGCAGGTTGTAACGCTGTTTAAGGCACTGGCCGAGATTCAAGGAGTCGGGTACCAACCAATGATGCGCGAAGCTCTAACGAGATTCGCAGAAGGAGAGGCGCGTCATTTAGTCATGGAGCTGGCAAGCAGAGAGCGGCAGCGAGCAGCAAAAAAGGAAGCCAAGGCGGCTGCGTAGAATACAAATCATAGATCATTTCATGAGGCCCGCTTCGGCGGGATTTTTGTTGTGCGTCCATGCGGGGCGCGCAACAAAAACCCCGCAGATCCTTAGCAATCATGCGGGGTTTCAGGCTATTTCTAGATCGATCATAGGGGACAATCTAGGATTATCCCGTGGTGCCCAGGAGAGGCACCCGAGACCCGCATATAGAGCCGTTTTCCGTCAATATTGGGGCATTTATGGGGCGCGAGGACTCGACCTCGCATTTTTCAGCCCGCCCCAGCGCGGGCTTTTTTGTGTCCCCATAACCCGTCTAACTGGTACTATATCAGCATGACAGACGCTCAATTCGACGCACTCTCGACCCTGCTACGCATGACCAGCCAGCCAATTCTGGCCGGAGCGCGTCTCGTGCTGGTCAATGGGGAGCGGCCCGCCGATGCCGCGCGAGAGGCGGGATGCAGACCAAATCACTTGGTGCGCGCTGTTGCGCAGCTGCGCGATGCGGATGCGCAGATACGACAGGCCTACGACATAGGGTAATTACCTATTTGACAGTACCGTTTAGACGGTACTATACTGTAGTCATGGTGATCGAGATTGATCACATCGGGCGAGCCGCCGGATCAGGCTCCAGATCAGAGGAGATCGACATGCAACACTACATCATCTACAAAGCCTGGGCCGTCAAGGATGAGCTCAAGGCTCGTGGCGGTCGTTTCGACCGGGATCACAAAGGCTGGATCGTCAGCAAAGAGGTGATCGACGAGCTCAACGCTCGCGGCTCCAGCTGGGGTATGGCCTGGGCTCGCGCCTGGGGCAATGTGGTCATCGAGCCCGTGGAGGTGTAATCATGCGCACCCAAAAAATCGCCATCGTCGCCCGCCGCGATATCGAGCGGGACTACGGCTTTCGCGGTACGGAAGCCATCATCGACCACCCCAAGCACGGCCGCCTGCTGCTGTGTGATGGCTTCGGCGGCAAAGACACGCTCGCGGGCGGCACCGTGCGATGGACGCACGGCATGGCGGTCAAGCTCGAGGACGATGATACCTTCGATGCCTTGGACAGCACAGAATGGTCTGTCGGCACGACGCTCATGCAGGCGGTCAAGGGCGGATACGATGATGCGCGCCCGATACTTGACTGGGATGGGCTGACGATCGCGCGGGTTGCGGCCGCGGCAGGGTTATGAGCCGCGCCCATCGCTCACGTCTGCAGGTAGAGGCACCCGGGCACCCGGGCCTCTACCTTCTGCCAGCGGGTATGCCGCCTGGCTGGGATGTCGTGGGGACGGTCACGACTGCCGACGGTACGGGCGCCCTCATACGCAATCGGCGAACCGGCATCTATTGTCAGGCCAACGCCGGGGCATTGCGGTCTCTGCCTCAGCGCAAAGTCGAGGCCGCGTTGACTGCTCTGAGCAATGGCTCGTAGAGCGCAGATCATCGGCCACGCGACCGACTACGCTGGCATCGAGTGGGACGTGCGAGAGCGCCGGCCAACCGCTCACAGTTTTGATGTTTTGATCGGCTGGCCCAAAGATGAGCCCAGGGGAAGGGGCGGGCGTGGTGTAGCCGCAATCATCACCGCAGAGCTTGCACAGTACCTGCTCGACACGCGCCCACGCGATGTTGATCTGCCGCTCGGCGGCACGACGGTAAAGAGGATGCGTCGTGACCTGGGTCTGCGCTGGTCGTGGGACGACTGGTGGTCAGACAGAACCTGCGACCTGCAGACGATGACGTTACAGGAGTTTTGCGACAAACACGGCTGCAGCATCGGATCTGTCAGTCAGAGACGGTCAGCTCAGCGCCGTTAATCACCCGCACATCGCCCGCCAGCGTTCGTTGTGGCGCACGACCTGGCGCACGATCGTATCAGGCGTGTCAGCAAGCTCGCCGGCATCTTCCCACCAGATCGGGGCCGCCAGCTCGCAGTAGTTATCGACGCGTGTGCTGACGCACCCAGCGACCAGCGCGACGACGAACAGCACTATTGTCCATCGCATCGATTTGACGATCCACATCATCGCTCACCTCCCTTGCCGCTGCGCGCCCGCGCAACTGATCGATCTCAGACGCACGTTTCGCCGCCCTGCCCCCGGCCGCATAGGCACCGGCCAGCACGAGCAAGACGGCCCCAAGCATTACGACCCAGCCCTGCAGCCTGGCCCATAAGGTCGCAAGCATCACACGGTCCCGGCCTGGTGCTTCTTGACCTGGCTCCAGGCAATGAACACAGCCAGGCCCACCAGCACGACTCCGATCACGATCTGCGCGATGCTGCCAGAGCTCAGGCTATCCTGTTGCCGCACGACGGCATCGACGACATGAGGGGCCGCATCGGCCAGCTGAGCGACACCTACACCGCCCGTGGCGGTCGCCCCCACCGTTTCCTTGGTCACCGGAACTTTGCTCACCACTGGGGTCTCGCGACGCACCCCAGCCAATTCCAAGCCCTTGTCGATGGTTGCGTCGTCGTACCACGAGTTGATGGTCTTCAGCGGCCCTTTGCCGTTCTCATGCCGAATGATGGCTTCGGTAAGCATGCGCAGATCCGCGTAATGCTGCATGTCCAGCAGATCGTGCGCACCGAACCCCGTCAACGCGCAGACGTGGCTCACGTAGGCGTCTGTGTCATTTTCCGACGGCGGCGCCCAGCGCTCGATGATCTGGGCAACCGTATTCAGGTTGTGCTTGTCCTGGTACGTGATGAGCGTACGGGCCAGTGCCCGGATGCCGTATGCGGCGGACTTGAAAACGAAAAACTCCGCGTCAGTCTGCGCCGCCAGGCCCTGCCACGGATCGCTGTTCTTGCGGAGATTTCCCGGATTTTGATTCCTGATTCCTCGAGGTTGGGCCATTACGCGCCTCCTTTGAATTTAGACCACGCAACAGCGACCGCTGAAAGCGCCGCTGCGATGTAGCCAAACGGCTTGGCCAGCCGGCCGATGAACTGCAGTACCCTGAAGCCTCCCTGCAGGGCTTGGAACATTTCGCGCAGATCCTTGGTGCCCGTCTCGATGCCATCGAGCCTGGCCTCGATGCGATCCAGCCTGGCGTTCATTTCATCGAGCTCGTCACGAGTGACTTCACACATGGATGTTTCCTTTGGGCATTAAAAACCGCCCGAAGGCGGTTGGTGGATCGACACTCGCGGTAATTGTGGCGTCGCTTCCGTTCGGCTCGATGTCTCAAGGCTGAAGCTCAATCCGGCCCGCGCTATGATTACCGAAGAGAGGGGATCATGAGAGACAAAAACATCGATTCAGTCAAAGGCGTTTTGATCACCCTTGTGGTTCTGGGGCACGTAATCGAGCCGTACATCTCCAACCCAGTTGCCAGATGGGTCTACGTGTTCATCTATTCGTTTCACATGCCTGCGTTTATCTTTCTCGCGGGCATGTTCTCAGGCCATGGTTGGGGCAAATGCAACGCATCAGCACTTAAATTCATCGGCCTGCTGCTCGTTTTTTCCGTGATCTACGAAGGCATTGTCGTGATATCCAACGGTCGGGTTTCCGACTACGCGCGCAACCTCGCGCCATATTGGATCCTCTGGTTTCTGCTTAGCCTTGCGTTCTGGCGCTGGATGACGCCTCTTTTACTGCGGTTGCGATGGCCTGTGACATCAAGCCTTGCAATATCAATTTGCGCGCTTGGCCTCTTCGATATCGGTCTGCCCTTGAGCTTGGCCAGAACCTTTTCCTTTCTTCCATTCTATGTGCTCGGTCTCGTTTATGGTCGCCCGATCATTCACTTCATTCGGGCGAACAACAGGGCGCTGGCACTGGGTTTCGTTGGGCTTGTGGTGGCCTTCATGCTGAGCCAGACAATCAGCCTACCAATACTGTATGGCAGCTATTCATTTGAGCGCATGGGGCTGAATCTTGCCATTGGCACAGGCTACAGGATGTATGCATATGTTGTGTGCACAATCGCCATGTTGTCAGCAATCGCCGTGAGCCTGCAAACCGACCGGCTGTCTGGGATTGGAATTCGATCTCTGCAGATCTACCTTTTCCATGGCTTGGTTGTCGGAATACTTTGATCAGGCAAACACCAGCCCAATGCCGTACGCGCCAGCGCCTGACGAACTCGACTGAGAAACACTGGTTGCATACGGGTCGTTATTTACATACCAACGACGCGTAATTCCCGCCGTCAAATATGAGTCAAATGACAGCATACTGTCTGAATAAGATTGCGCACCAGTCGTGATCGCGGCCGCTCGACAGCCAGAGCTGCCCGTCCCGTCCGTTCGCACGAGCGCCATTATGTAGTCCGTGTTTGCGTCAAGTTTGACTGCTGGGGAAACTGGGAACAGGTGTTCCTGCAGCCCCGTGCTTGCGGCCTCGAACTCAGCGCTGGCTGCCACGGCCGCGATTATCTTTCCAGATCCGTCGACCTCGAACACGCAGCCCCTGTATTTTGCTCCCACGGACTGTGGGTTGAATGCCGCAAAAACCCCGCTCAAATCCTTGTCTTTCGCAAGCGTGAACTGGTTTGCCAGTGTGGCGTAATTTCCTGTGTCATTGCTCGAAAAGGACGCCATCACGCGCAGGAAATTACTTCCTGCTCCCCCAGCCGGCTCCACCCACTCCGCGCCGTCCTCGTCATCATTGACTGCCAGCACCTTGCCCTTGTTGCCGGTCATGCCAGGCAGTGATGCGCCTCCGGATGGCGGCTCACGCCATTCGATACCGTCCTCGTTTTCGTTGACCGCAAGGAACTTCCCCGCGTTCTCATCCAGGCTCGGCAAAGAATCACCACCCCCGGCCGGTGGATCGACCCATTCGGCGCCGTCTTCTTCATCATTGACCGACAGGATCTTGCCTGCGTTGTTCTCCATGTCGGGCAGCGTCTCACCAGAGACTCGCAATTCGCCCGGGGTTGAATCATCGAAGCTGATACCATCGCCTTCGATGAGCTTGAGCCACGCGTCGCTCACGCGCACCGATGGGTCGGCGCTGTCCACATCATTGATTCCCGCAGGCGCAGATGGCCCGCTGGACGCTTGCCACAGATTGTCGCCATCGGTGTGCAGCACTGCGGCATTTCCGGCTGGCACCAGCACGCTGCCAGAGCCTGTCAGTACCGTGAGATCATCTGACCCGCTGTTGATCACCGTGAACTGACGTTTCACCCCGGGGTACGCCGTAAGCGTTCGAGCCACGGCATTGCCCTGCACGATGAAACATACGTTGCGCGTGAACTCGACCAGGGTGAGCGCGTGGCTGGCGGCAGATAGATCTACCACCAGCACATTCGAGAAGGCCGCATCCAACGCAAACGCCTGATCATTGATCGTGACTTCTTTCTGGTTCTGGTTTGGCGCGACTTCGGGCAAATTCAAATTATTCACGATGCCGTTACCTCGTAGCCAAACTCAAGATCGGCAATCGACTCCTTATCGAGCGTGCCGCCGCCAGGAACCTGGGTGATGAGATGGGCGAAGCCAGGCCCAGCAAAATTGATTACATTCTGTGGCAGCGTTCGCGCATCCACATTGATGCCGCCCGCATCGGTGATGATGGATTTCAGGCCCCGATCACCGATATCCGTCTTGCGGTAGTAAATCAATTGCTGCACAGCAAAGATGTCTTTGTCATCCGGGAGTTCCGACACATCCACCGTGAACCTGTCCTGTTTACCGTTTTCGCCCGGGCTGCGATTGAATGTTGATCCAGACCGGTCCGTCTTGTTCACCGCTGCGATGTTCGAGCCCACGTTCTCTGGCGAAAACTCGGTGGACTTTTCCGCATCCAGCGCCAGACGCCGCACGCGCACGGGCCCGAGCCGATCAGCGTACGAGCCGTCGGTACCGCCCAGCACATAGATGTCGTCGATCACGATGGCGTACTGGGTGCGCGTCGATATGAACCACGGGGCATTCCACAGCTTGGTGATCGCGTGCGTGCCGCCAAAGAGGAAATTATTGTTCAGGTAAACCCCGAATGTTCCCATGTCAAGGTCAATGATGAGCTCAACAGCCGCGAACGTGCCCTGCACCCATTCTGAGGCGTCTGCATACTCTCCAAGAAGCGACATGGCCTTGGTGTCGCGGTTCATCATCAGCTCCACGTAGTCGTCCTCATTGGTCGCCCCCGTGGCCAGACGAAAAAGTGTGTTGCTCGTCGTGGTGTCCGCATCGTCCAGCATGAAGGAAGCATGAAACACCGCCTTGCCGCTCGTCTGGTAAAGCGTTTCGTCGCCAACAGTGAAGCTCGCGAACAGGTTATAACTACTCCCCCTCGAGGATAATCGCACGGCGCGGTCAGACACATCTCCTGCGACGACGCTGATGGTCGGCAATTGGCCAGCAGTCCCATCTCTCACGGTGCGAGAGTTGAGAAACCGACTTAGTGCCGTGCCTTGATCCCAGTTTGAGCCGGAGCTGACGGCCTCGAACGTGTCCAGGTACAGAAGTTTCATGGTTGCGCCTCGTGTGCGATGATTACAGACAGTTGGGCCACGTCCATCTCGGACGGGCCAACCATTGAATGGGCGGACGTGACAGACAGTTGCGCCACAGCCAGAGCTACTTGGGGCAATTCGGTGGCTGCGACAACGGACAGCTGGGCCACTTCCATGTCGGCCACGTCTCCAGATGGCCACGCAGCAATGACAGACAGTTGCGCCACGTCGACCTTGGGTTGCGTGCCCGTTGTCACCAGCACGGACAGTTGTGCCACGTCGACCTGAGCGCTTGGCGTCTCCATGGCCGCAATGACCGATAGCTGCGCGACCTCAAAGCCCGGATCAAGCCAGATCGGCTGAGATGGAAAGCCCCTGCCCACCTGGGCCGACATCTGATACACGATGATCATGATGTCGGCAGTCTCGGCGCCATCCTCTTGCTGTTGCGTGAGCGTGTAGGTGCTCTGTGTGTCGTCATCGATCTCAAGCGTTCTGACGAGTTCACCGTCGGCATAGAGCTCGACCTGGTAGCGCTCGTAGTCCTCCTCGAGCGGAACCTCTCCGACCAGGTTGCGAAGCTCGCCGCGCAGTCTCGTTCTGCGCTCCCATGCGATGAAGATGTCACCAGAGAACTCGCTTCGCACTGCCGAAACGTGGACCGGGGCATATGGCTTGAGATCCTGCCCCTGCAGCTGCACGACGCGCACATCGCCCTGGATGGGAGGTTGATTCAGGCCCGAGCCACGATACGATAGCCGGTTGCCAAGAAAGGCCAGGGCTTGCGGGTTGTAGCGCGTGGTAGTTGAGCTCAGCCGCACAAACGGCGCCCCGGCCGGGCATCGCTTTCCTGACAGGTAATCAGTACCGCGCCTGCCGCGCAAGAGGCCACGCAGCGTCCACATGCCGCTGATCGCCTCATTCTCATCTGGCGTAGCCTCGAGAAACTGGACAATCTCGATGTCGTCATCGGAATGATACAGGGCAATGGCATTTGCCCCGCCCAGCAGTTCTGCGTACGTCGCGGAATTGAGCACCCCGTGCGTGACCCGCACGCGCATGGTTGCATCGTGGTGCGTCACGTACTTATGCTTTACGCCCTCGAGCGCCGTCTCGAGCACGCCGTGCGTGGATGCCCGCTCCAGCGCGCCGATCCACTTGTAAGTGTTGTCCTCTTGCTTCAGCTCGATATTGCCGTTACGCCAGCCGTCACGATATGCGCCCATCGCGTAATACACCAGCAGCCGCCCCCTGGCCTGGTCCTGGTCATCGTCCAGATAGGGCGTGGGCAACATATAGAGCCGGGTCTTCATCGGCAGCTGAATCGCCGGCATTTCAAAGCCCAGGCCCGGATCTGCCGTAACCGTCGAGACGTATTGCGATGAATCCTCGCTTTGCGTGGACATCTCCACTATGCCGTCGGCGCCGATCGACTGCTTGAGCGTGATGACGTTGCGCGGATATTCGCCCGGGATTTCGATCGCAATCGAATCGCCAGGATCCAGCAAGACGCCCCACGGTGGCAGCGCGAACTTCTGGGACGTGCGCCCGTTCCAGGCGCTCATCAGGATGATGTCGGCTGCCTGCTTGGCCACGTCGGGCTCGATGGCTGCTGGGATCTCCAGCTGCACCTGATTGCGAGATCGCGTGGTGTCATAGCCCTCGTTGCCTGCGTAGCGCTGCCTGTAGACGGTCTCAGCCTCGTAGAGTCGGTCACGATTGGAGTAGGACACCGCAATCGACTGTGGTAGTTCCGGGTCCTGCTGGCGCGTCTCATCAAATGTAGCGGCATCATCGGATGCGTCGGTCACGATGAAATCATCTGCGCTCACTGTCATGACTGGGAGCTTGCCCCTGCGCACCCATCGCAGGTCCGTTCCGGTCTCGACCGCATCGAAATTGTAGGCACCGGCCAGCGGCTGAATCACGGACTTGGCTTCAGCGGGCCCTGGCTGCATGAATCCGTAGACGGTGATGCCGTTCAGGTCGGAGAAGTCATTCTGGGTCTGGCCAACCTCTTCGCTCAGCTGCGCGATGATGTCCTGCACCTCGATATCGGTGCGAGCCGTCATGTCCAGATGAACGATGGTGTTGCCCTTGATGGCGATCCGATTCGTGGACCAGTATGGGTTGCTGATATCCAGACCACCGTACGGGACGAACTTGATCAGCTCGCCGTTTCGCGTATCCAGCAGATCGACACCGTTTCGGCCGTCTTGCGCCGACGGGATCATGATGTTGCCGCCGTGGATGACTGTATACGGGCTCATGAAGTGCCCGAACATGAGCCCGGCCTCGCCGCGCGGATTGTTATACAACCATTTGATTTTCCCGTCTCGCCCAATCGACGCGACGCCTGCGCAGTTGTATACCGACACGATCACACTGTCGCTGCTGAGATCGTACGTGATTCCATCCACGTTGCCGTTGGTCGGACCAAGCTCGGACAGGTAGCCAGAGCTTCCTGCGGTTGGCGCCATCAAACCACCCTGAAATGGGGCGCCTGATCCTTCGACTTGAAAATCCTCTTTGGTGAACTCTCCAACGTCCTCGACATCATACGTCGGAGTAATGGTGACACTGCCGGTGAGGGGGTTGACTGTTGTTTTGTCGTAAATGGTGATCAGCGAGAGCACTGCCGTCTCATCATCACCGCCGTCGGGTGAATGGTGCAGCCACCAGATCTCCGCCTTGCTTGGATGAAGCTTGCCACGAGCGACATAATTGATCAGCATCTCGTTCGGAATATAGTGCGATTCCGACTGCGTCTCTACCTGTATGAGCCACGTGTCGGTGGAGAACTCGTACACCAGCAGCGGCCCCCGCGGGCGCATGGGCATGGCGTTCCATATCTTGCTGCTTGTCACGAGGATCGTGCGCAAATCGCCATCTAGCCCCAGGTACCAGGCCGTGGCCGTGAGCTCCGTATCTCCAGTGCCCGATGTGAGCCCCGATATCCGCTCGACGGCCAGGCTGCCGCCGTCGAGCACGGCGTATTTGACCCCGGCGCCCACGTAGCCATACGCCAGCTTCACATGTGCGGTGGTGAGCGCGAACTCCGCAACGATCCGGCCATCTTCAGATGTCCCGACCAGGCGGCTCAGGGCATATTCGTCGCTGTCTATGATCGGCTTGCCAACACGCACCACCTGCTTGGTGGATATGTCCACCGTCTCGATTTGCCCGTCGGGCAGGATTGAGTAAGAGTAGCCGTAGTTGAAGTCGACGATCTGGCTCGATATCGACGTGTGGCCCAATGGCTCCGTGAAGACGACATCAGGGCCTTCGCCCTGCACGACGAACTTCATCTGCGGCACGCGATTGCCAAATGGCGTGATGGGCAGCTCATCGAACACGATGTAGCATAACCCCCGGAAGGCGGGCACATCCTCGCCCTCTTCGGCCTCGATGATCGAATCGGGCAGCTGATCCTCATCGCCCGGGTAGAACCGCCAATACAGCCCATCTATCTGCTTTTGCACCGAGGCTCCGGTGGCGTCATACACGATCTCGTTGTCCATCAGGATCTGCACGACGCGGCTCATCGGCCCCTTGCACAGCCCAACAGCGATGGACGCGGTGTAGGTGTAATTTGTGTATGCGTAGCCACCGCCTCCGCCTTTTTTCAGGCCGCCCTTGCCGCCGCCACCATCTTCGGACACCGTCTCGACGTGCTCATGGAAGTCGCTCATCCATATGATGTTGCCCTTTACCAGGTACTCGCCCCAGACCCTGGGGATGCCGATGCCGTATTGCGAGCTCGTGACAGTCGGATCGCGCAGGCGCGGGCCTTCCTGATGAACCGTTGGCAGCTTGGGCGCAAAGAGCATGCTGCCGACGGCCGATATTCCCAGGCCGACCATGCCGGCGACAAACGTCGAAGCGCCCAGCGCCGTGGCCGCGGTCGATCCTGCGAGGGCAGCTGCCGCAATTGCAAGTCCAGCCATGATCTGTCACCTGCCCACGATGCGAAACACCGTGTTTTCGCCCGGCACAAACGGCTCGCCACGGAAATTGATGATGTTTCCGTATGCTGCGCACGTCGAGTACCGCTGATCGCAGCCTGAGATCATCTCCAGCTCATCGCCTGGCTCGATGATATTTGCGGCAGCGAATTTCAGCCGCACCATATCGCCATCGACCTCCTTGATTTCCAACGCGCGCCCAATGTTTGCGCCTGTGATAAAGCGCACCACACCGAAATTCAGCATGCCTTCGGGAGCATCGATCATCGACGTGGGGTTGCCTTCGGCCACCGTGAATTGCGCGCGGCTGCTCGCCTGCAGCACCGTCATCGTGGCCATGTGCTGGGTGATGTCGATGCCGCAGCGCGCATCGCCAAAGTTCGCCCGACAGTCCGGGCTGTAGACCTCGCCCACGATCTGCTTGTACGCCTGTTGCAGGCCGCGCACCTCGACGCGAAACAAATCGCCATCGGCAAGCGACACCTCGCCCAGCGTTCCGTAGCGCACGACGATGGCGCCCATGCCGGGGTCGGCCCAGTTGACCAGCATCATGCGGATTGTTGCGCCGTCAAACAGCCCTGCTCGCAACTCATCGGCATCGAGCCCATCGCCGATGAACCCCAGGAGCTCGGAGTTCGTCACATCGAGCGAAAGCGTTGCCTCTACCGCCGACCGATCGAATCCGCCGTCAGCCGCAGACCTGTACACATCGCCGCCCAGCAGCACGTCCGTGTCGTGATCCGTCCAGGTAAAGCGCTGGCCATCGGTACGCACCAGCTCCCAGCAGGTACAAAGCGTGGTGACCTGGCTGCGCACATGGGCAGAGATTCGCGCATCGACCGTCTTCACTGGACCCCCTTCAGGCGCCATGCGCTCATGATCAGGCCCGGCCATTCGTGCGCAAAGGGCTCCTCGACAACCTTGCGCCTGCGGGCATGCGCGTGGATGATGTGTTTCACCCCGTGCTTTTCAGACACAAACGCGACGTGAAACGGGTAGCCCTGATCCCGGATCAAGAAGAAGTCGCCCGGCATGGCTGAATCGATCGGAATCTCATCGGCCACCAGGCGAATGTGATCAACCAGGCCTGGCACGGGTTTTCTGCCGTAGTCCAGACTGTCGTAGTCGGTGATCCCGAGGCGGCTGGCCACGACGACTCCCAGGCCGACACAATCGATTCCAGCGCGGTTGCGACCATGGTGCCTCCATGGCGTACCGATCCACGTGCGCGCCTCAGCCACTATTTCATCGCGGATCATTCGCGGATCTCCACGATCGGTACGGACTCAAGGCGAGAAATGTCTTGCGTAACCATCTCGATGGGCAGCTCGTCGATGTCAAACCGCGCCGGAATGTCGAATTGCGCCTTTACGGCCACGGTTGCGCCATAGGGCAAGGCCTGCGTAAAGGCGATGATGCCGGTATCCAGATTCACCGACCACGCGGGAATCGGATAGGGCGGATCATCTCCTTCTGGCGGCGGCATGACCACTGTCACATCCACAGGCGCCACCAGTCGAGTGAGCGCGCGCGGATACTGGTACTCGCCGAACTGATAGATCTTCGTAGCCTGAAACTGGCTCGTAAAACCATCCGCGACAGCAAATGCGTTGTCGACCTCGTAATCTGACCAATCCTTGAAGCGAAACCCATACGCCCTGCCCTGCATGATGTGGAAAAACGAGACGATCTCCTTGATCTTCTCGTGATCGTCCGTGTAGCCGATTTCCCACTTGCCGCGCTGGCGGCGCCATACGATGTTGCGGTACTCGGTGCCCGAGGCGGTCTCACGAACCAGCGTCTTGAACCCGGGCCCGCCAATGGCCCCGACAAGCACACGATCAGACAGCCGAACGTTCTTGAAGTCCATCGCCTCAGCTCACGATCACCCACACAATGGATGCGACAGCTGCGCCCAGGGCAAACCAGCCAATCGGCGCAAAACGTTCGGTAATTTCTTCCAGTCGATCAAAGTCCATTTTCAAGCCCTCGCTATGGCACGGTTGGCGGCCAGACCAAGCTCACGGCTGATCTGGCCTTGGGATTTGCGGAAACTATTGGCATCCGGGGCGTTGATCGTGATGTTTTGATTGAGCACGGTCTGCCTGCCAAAGCCACCCGGCGCAGGCTTCGGATTTGCGGCCATGCCGCCCATGGCATGACCCGGCCCGCGGATGGCGCGGCGCAACGCCTCAAACCCTGCAGGCCCGCCAATGGCCCTGATCTCCGGCTGGCTCAAGACGCCTTCGCCACGGTGGACAATGCCCGCTGGCTGGTAACGCGGCCCGTCACCCGTGTAGCCGCCTTCGGCGAGAAACGGCAGCATGGCGCCAATCGCATCGCCGCCAAATGCGCTCGCGAAATTGCCCGCGAATGTCGCCATTCCGGTCCCGCCTCCGCCCATGCCAATCGCTTCCATGAGCGGCTTCATGATCATGGCGCGGATCATGATGCGCATCATGTCCGAGAGGATCGAGTTGGCCAGATCCGTGAAATTCAGCTTGCCGGTCATCGCGAACTGCACGAGAGCATCTTCCATGCCGTGGAAGGCGTTCGTCATCGCGTCTTCGGTCATGCCTGCGACGTTCGAAACTTCGTCGTAGTAGTTTCTGATCGCCTCGGATGCGCCCTTTGTCCAATCGGCCTCTGCGGCTCGTTTGTCTTCGGATGCGGATCGCATGATGGCGACCTGCTCATCTTCATACTTCTGCAGCAGGCGCAGGCGCTCCTTGTACTGATCTTCGTCGATACGGGTCGATGCGGCCGCCTGTGCCTCTTCGAGCTGCCTGCGCTGCTGTGCGAAGCCCTGCCGGATCTGCAGTTCCTCCTGCATCAGTTCGCGCGCGCGTTTGCCCATGCCGGCGCCGATGACCGGCGCATATTGCTGTTGAGCGAAAATATCGGTTTCCGCGCGCATGGCAGCATCCATGCGTGAGGTTTCCTGCGCCTGCTTGATTGCGCGATCTGCCTCCTTCCATGCCTGGATCTGATCGTAGATGGCAAGCGCGCGCGCACGGTCGGCCTCGGTGCCCTTCATCTGCGCGATGCGATATCGCTCGATCGCTGCCTCGCTCATGCCAAGCGTGGCCTGCTCTTCGTTCAGACGGGCAATGAGGCCCTGCAGCTCGTTTGTCCTGGTTGCCGTGGCGCTGCCGCCTGCGGCGGGCTTGCCGAAGATGCTCTCCCGAAGCCGCTTGTCCACGCTTTCGGAAAAGTATGGCCCCAGGGATTCCTGCAGGCTTTTGCGCTCCTTCCTGTACTTCTCTTCGCGCGTGGCATGGTCGTCCATGAACTTCTGATAGGCCGCCATTTGCCCCATGAGCGGATCGAACGGGGATGCTTCTGGCGCCTTGAAATTCACAATGGCTTCGAGCGCGGCGCGAAGCTCATGCAGCTGATCGGTAACGTCTGCTGCCTGACCCTTCCATTCGATTGCCTTGCGCGTCCAGTATTCCTGCGCCGACGCGTTCGAGAAGATGGACTTCTTGTTGTTCTCGTAGGACTGCGTGGCGATGTTGATTTTGCCGTTCAGGGACTCCAGCTGGCTTTCGGCGGCGGCGATCTGATCACGCAGCTCCAATGCGCGAGCGTCCCTCTGCGCCTGGCTCATGCGATTCAGCGCCTGCGTGGACTCGTCGGTGGCTGCGGCCAGATCGCGCACGTTCAGCGACGCATCCCGCGCGCTTGCCGAGTACGTCATCATGGCTTCGGCAGCAAACCCGACGGCAACGAGCACGGCGCCGATGGGGCCGGTCAGAAGCGCGAATGCGCGCCCTGCGGTGGTGGCTGCGGCGATGGATGCGGCGGCCGTGCGTGCGGCAGCGGAAAGCCCAGTCAGGGACGCGGCCTGGCGGATTGCCGCTGCATTGGCCGCCACCATGGATATCGTGGTTGCGCCAATTGCACCCACCAGGCGCCCAACCAGAACGGCAGAAAGCGCCTCCACGCCCACCACGATGCCATGCAGCGCAGCCTCGGCCTGACGAGATGACAGCGCATCGTTGATGCTGTTGATCGTATCGACGAGCGGGCGCAGGGACTCTTCAGATCCCGTGAAAAGCGTTGCTATCGTGTTCGAGAGGGACTGCAGCGCACCGCCCAGCGTGTCGCGTGCGGCGACAGCGGCGCCGCCGTAGGACTCTTCCAGCGCCTTAAGGACAATCGCCTGCGCCTCTCCGGCTCGTCCGGCGGCTTCGAGCGACTTCACCAACGCCTTCTCGGCGTCGGAGAACCGAAAGCCCTGACGCGTGAGGCTCGCCATCCCCTGGCTTGGCACATCGAGCGCGCGACCTACGGTCTCTGCGGCCTGAACCACGCTCATGCCCATGCGTGCCGCAGTGTCGATGGTGGCCTGCATGGCGCGCGGGATCTGATCGCCGGCAATGTTCGCGTAGGCGAGCAAGTGCGTCTGCGCCTGCGTGATCTCGTCCACGCTGAAGACGGATGATTTGGACAGCGCCTCGGCCATGAGGTTTAGCTGCTGCGCGGTAAGGCCCGCGGCGTTTCCGGTGGACTTCAAGACAGCTGCGAGCTGGGCCTGGGCGGCCTGCGCCGTATTCGTGTTGCGCACAAACGCACCCAGCGCCGCACCGATTGATAAACCGCCACCAACGCCGGCAAGTACGCCCAGATACCCAAGACCGCGACCGATGGACTGTAGCGACAAACCAACGCCAGACGCTGACGATCTCAGGCCCTCCAGGTCACGCTTGGCCGTCTGTGATGCCCGACTGACAGCCGATACGCCTGCGGCTCCGGCAGAGCCTGACGTCTTGAGCTTGTTGAGTGACTGCTCGACAGCTGGGCCGGATTTAGCCAGCCGATCAAGGTCTTCCTTTGCCTTGCGAGCCGAGGAAGAGTCAATCTCCATGCCAAAGGAAACGATATCGTCTGCCATGCCGTGTCCAATAAAAAGCCTCGCAGATGCGAGGCCCAGAAAAAAGAAAACCGCCCGAAGGCGGCCTTGTAATTACTACGGTATTCAGTCGCTGAAACAGTTGCTATCAGTCGCTACATCATAGGCGCCACAGCGCCAGAGCATTCTTCCATTCTGAAATACCGCCATCTCTGCGGCCATCTGCTCATCAGTCATTGGTAGTCGTGTCGCCGCCGGTGTGCCGGTCTTCCAAAAATGTGCTGCACATAGCCGCTTCCCGTCACAAAACCCACGTCCGACATTCTCAACGTAGCGCGAGTCGAGAATCCACGGCGCGGATATAGTAAAAAAGTAGTTCGTTCCTTGGCTGCCTATCATCTTCAGGTCTGTTTTTTCGGCCGAGGCCGCCGTAGAAAAAAGGCACACCACAATAGCAATCAGCAATCGAGGCATTTGAGACTCCTCCACATAGGAATTACGATGCTCACATATCGTAGCCCTCAATCCCGCATCGCTGCCAACGCCGCCGATTCCATCACGCGCACATCCTCTAAAAGCTCGTCATACTCCTCGCTGCTCATGCCCGCGCGATCGAGCTCATGAAAGACCGGGTTGTAATCCATCCCGTAAACGCCGCCCGGCCCTACCCGCCATTGAGTACTCAGGCGCAGGAAAAAATCAAGCGCTCGTACGTTTTCCGGCCACAGCGGAACGTCCGGGAAATCCTCTGTTGACACGCCAAGAGCAGCCGAAGCATCCATATCCCGGTTGGCGAAGAGCTCCGCTGCGACCGCCCTCAGTTTCCCCGCCTGGCTCCAACCAGCTCGCGCAAGTAGGTCGTAATGAACGCTGTTGCCGCTCCCGGATAGTTGGCAAGCAAAACCACCAGCGTATCGTCCGAATACGGCACTACATCGTCCTCCCAGCCAACCAGAATTTCGCGCACAGCATCCAGGTCGAACTTGTGGTCGGCCAGGTACTTGTCGCGATCCTCGGTCGTCTTGTGGCGAAACTCGCAGTCGATGTCAAATGCCTTGCCGTCTCCGGGCGGCTGGATGGTGACGGCCGCCCGGAAGGTCGGATTGGGTTGCAGAATGATTGCCATGCCTTACCTCACGCCTGGATTTTCTTGTACGCCTTGAAGCTCGGCGCGGCAAGCGTGAAGGCGGCGTTATTGACCATGATCTGGCCCTGGGTGAGCGACGGCTGGGCGTTAAAGCCGATATACACCGCGTAAACGATCTCGTTACCCGAGGGCATGAGCAGGCGCAACGGGCGCACTTCTGCCGTTTCGTCGGCCTTCACCATTTCGGTGTAATAGGTCGGCATGTCGTCGTCGTAGGCTACGTCAAACGTCACCGTTACCGGGTTCTTCACCGTGGGCTTCTGGCGCTGCAGGCGCTCGGCTAGGTACTGCCACTGTGCGAACTGTTGGTCGCCGCCCGAGTTCTGGACATTCATGACCTTGGCGATCTCGACCTGCGTGGTGATTTTCTGCACGGACAGCGTGGGCGTGGCGGGAAATACGTTCGTGTCGGTGCTGTCCACACCTTCGAGCTTGAAAGTATCGGTCTGACTGTCATCGACGCGAATCACCATGCCATCGATTTGCGCCCAACTCGAATGCACCATGACGTAGTCGCCGTCGTTCAAGCCGTGCGAGGTTGCCGTCACAACGGGCGGATTCGCGTTCGTCACGCCGGATGCGTCAATCGCAGAGCCAAGCGCTGTGCCAAGATACCAGCGCGAGCCGTCGGGGAAAAGTTCAGCAGCCATGTTGATGCTCCAACAAAAAAGCCGCACATGGCGGCAAAAATCCGGCGGTCGGCCGGCCAGGTAAATCAGTTGCTTAGTTCGTTGCCCGGTACTGACAGTCCATCGGTATGGTGTAAGTGTTTGCGCCTTGCAGGGCCGGCTTCTCGCGCATGGGCGATGCGATCATCACCGTCTTGCCGCGCCACGACAGCCGAGTGTGCGCCTTGAACTGCTCGCAGACATGATGAGCGATGTGTTCGGCTCGCTGCGGGCCCGCGCCCGCGGGGCAAACCACGTTGACTTGGAACAGGCCTTTGTATTCACGCAGGTCGCCGGCAAGCGTGTTATCCACCGTGTCCGCCGGCAGCAGAAAGCAGCGCAGATACGGCGCATCGGCGGGCGGCGTGAATGTGACGTTTTCGTAGGCCACGGCAATCGCGGGACGCCGGGCCTTGGCCCAGTCAGCGAGTTTTTTCTCGAATGCGGCGCGGATGATGGCCTTCACAATTCACCTCGAACGTAATCCCGGATGGCGTTGGGCAGATTCGCAATGGTGATGCGGATCATCCCGTTCGGCGCTTTGGTGTGCGACCAGCCCTCGTATTCGATGCGCCGTGCATACGGCTGAACCGTCGTGATGTAGAACTTCGGTCCCGCGTCCTGGCGGCTCACGGCAGCATAGATTCTGCTCAACGTGAACTGCCCGCCCTTATCCGTCGGATAATAATCGTTTCGTGGCGTATTTACGCCGAAACTCCAGGATCCGCGAAGGCGACCCGTGTCCACGGGGGTGCTCATGACCACGCCTTGCGCGGCTAGGATCATCACCTGGCGAACGGCCTGGTCAATGTTGCCTTTGGCTTTTTCGACGAGCCGCGTGAGATCTACCGAGCCCGTCATTTGCGCACCAGGGCCTCGTACAGCACCGGCGTCCCGGCCGGGGCCGTCACTTTTACAGCCGCCACGGCGTAGGACTCGCCGAACGCCGACACGTGCCAGCCAGGGGCGAAGGTTGTCGGCACGCCGTCGGGCGAAAGGATAAGCCAGCGATCGCCCGCAAGTATCAACGTTGCACCGTCAAACGCGAGTCCGGCATCGGACAGGCCGAAATCCAGCACAACGCCAACGCAGTTGTAATCCGTCGATGCGCCGTTGGTCGGACCCTGGCCTGGCGTATAACCGGACTCACCGGGCTTCGTGAGCGTGACAGGACCGCCAGCGTCAAGAATTGCGGCGTGCGCGCCTTCGGCGATTGAGGGATAGTTGATGGCCATGTCAATTTTTTTCCTGCGCGGTCACCACGTCGAATGGTCCTGTAATTTCCATGCTCTCAGGCCTAAGAGCCAACAGAATTTGATTCGTCTGACCCACGCCGACGCGAACACGAGCCGCAACCACGCCTTTCAACTCTGTGTCATCCACGAACACGCGCCCGAGCCCATGGGTTTCCATTTCTATCTTGATTGTCTGGCTCATGCTATTCCTTCCGCTCCGTATGGTCCGGATCAGGTCGCCACGTCATGCGGCGCGCCGGGATCGTGCGCTTGCCCAACGCAATGGCCTTGATGATGCGGTGCCGGCCGTCGGCAACACAGCCATTCCAGTCCAGCAGGATCGGCACAGAAAGATCGGCCTTCATGACCTTCTTCACGTGCCAGGCAAGCTTGAACATGTTGCTGTCCTGCCAGATCTCACCGGACAGATCGAGCGCTGCAACCGGACAGTCGAACACCGGCAAGTCTTTGGCGTCATCCAGCAACTTGGCTACGCTGTAGTGGTTGCCGCAGCCATCGTCGTAGTAATCCTGAAGCGGGGCGATTCGGGCGAATGCGAGTTTCGGGGGCTGTGCCATATCACCCGGTCACCGCGTGCAGCCACGGCCGGATCAGACCCCAAAGCCATGGCACGACCCAAAACAGAACGGCCATGATCGCGGCACCAACAACGCCGCAGACCACCATGAACGCCGTGATGGCACCACTGAGATCGCCCATTATCAAACCCTCTTCAGCATGAAAACACCCGAACGCGCATCAGCCCCGATCCCGGCCATGAGCGCATCGATAAGCGCAAAGCGCACCTGCCCGCCGTTTACCGGGTCTGCGTAGGTCGTCGAGAGGGGTCCCACGGTCTGCTGCATGACGGCGCGCGGATCCACGTCTGTAAAGAGTTTGTCGGTGCGCAGCGCAGCCTCGGTCGTTGCCGCAATCAGGTTCTTGTGCGGCGGATCGATGTATTGCTCTTGTGGTGCGTAGCGCAGGCGAATGTACTGCGTGGCCTGCCTGAGCGCCGCCTCCTTTGCGCCTTTGTCATCGGGCCAGCCCTTGCGCCCCATGTCGGCGATGTATGTGTCTGCCTGGTCGGTGGTGATGTAACTGTCGAACCCGTCGGCAGGTGCCACTATGAGCGTCATTTACGCCTCCAGTGTAGAGATCCAGCTGGCCGCCAGTGCATCAAAGCCGCCGATGTGCTTGTCGCAATCGTGCGCCAGGTCGTCGCACCAACAGGGACGGTCGGGCCAGGCCCAGGTGATCCTGTGCTCACCCATTGCCACTTTCTGGGGTGCATTTCGGTTGAGCAATCCGCCCAGCACACACAGCATAGGCACGTTGGAAGCCATGCAGGCGGCGGTCAGCCATCCCACACCGCCCACGGCGCAGGCGGCCTTCTGAGCAAGCGCCAGCATCTGCGTGATGCTCAATTCGCCTGCGTGAAACCTCACATCGGCGTAAGGCTCTGGGCCTACGATCCATTCGTTTCTGCCATCCACGTCGGCCACGGACACGACCGTGAAGCCCGCCTCGTGCAGTTGCTGCGCGGCCTGCGCGATGTATTCGGGCCGCGGCGCCCGTGCATAGTTCGTCCATTCGCGGCGAATCGTCACGGGTCGAATTAGTGCCACGCGGCTGCCGGCCACGGGCGATGGCCCAAAGTCCGGCAGATCGAACACGCCAGCATCTCGGCCCGAGTCGGCCGCCATCTGCTCGAAGATCGATGCGGTCTTGAGCATCGCGGGTTTGTAGGAACAGCCTTTTGTGACGAACACGGCGGGCCATTTGGCGTACTGCACACTGCGTCGCGCCCGGGCCTTCTGGACGCTGCGAAGGTTGCGCACAGGAGCTTGCAGACACTTTCGATCAGCGAAGACCTCGGGCCACGGCGACATGACGTAATCATCGGAACCTATGAAGCCGCGCTCGTAGATTGCGTCTCCTATGCCGCCCATCAGGTCAACGAAGACCGTCGGGGCTTTCGGCCTCGACGCTTTGGTGCGGCCTTCGCGGGCTCCAGCTCGGCCGGGCTGGATGCCGGAAAACCCACATTGGGCAGCAGATGTTCGATCAAGAATTCAACGCACGCGCCGTCTCGCATTTCTTCGCGCGTCCACTGCCCGTAGGCCAGACGATGGAAGTACGCCAGACGATCAGCCAGGGACGGCAGGGCCTCGCCAGACAGATCCGAATAGGTCGCCTGCCCGTCCGCTATTACAGGAACACCTGCGAGCAATGCTGCGTTGCCTGCGGTGCTGTTGACCGTCACCACAAGGCGCGCGCCAGCAAGCGATTCCTCGATGTACTTGTGCGTGTCGATGCGCGTGCCCTCTGGCAACTTGTAGCCGCGCAACGGGTGCGGACGAAACACCGCATTCGGATACTTGGCAAGCCATCCTGCTGTCCACGCTTGGCATTCGGCCCGCGTCATGCCGTGGGATTTATCGTCTGGCACCTGCCCGCAAATGAGCACATAGCCGTCTTTCGGCGGCGACTCGATGATCTCCAGATTCAGTGCATCGAACCTGTCAGGCGGACAGGCGAATGCAGGCGGCGCGTTCAGAGCATTCAGGCTCACCTGGTGGTAGCCGCCATCGTCTGCGGCCTGTTCGCGTGCGGCGCGGCGCAGGTAACCCAGCTCCACCACCAATACCGGGGTCCCACGTGCGCGATAGTCGCGCACGATCGGAGCGCAGTTCCACATGCCGAGCACCGCCACCAGGTCATAGGCAGCGGGCCGGTCATAGTATTCGGCATTCATCGTGTCAACACGATGGCCGGCGCGAACAAACCCGGCCCCCAGTGCTTCGAGGGTCGGGCTTGTTGCGCTGTGCGAGTAGATGCCTACGCGCATTACACGCTCGCGGAAGCGCCGCCACCAGCCAGCGTGATGATGGCTCCGGCCGTCGCCTTGGAACTGGTCGCGTACTGCGTCCAGTTGGTGGAGCTGCCCAGGTCAGCCGAGCCCGGGTTTTCCGGGTCAGATTGCTTCGTCCAGCTGTAGCCCAGCACGTCGATGTTGAACGCGCCCTCAGCCCGGTAACCCACGGCCAGGTTCTCCTGATCGTTGATGGGGTACGAGCGGATGCCAGGCGCTTGCGACTCGGTGATGGTCACGGCGCCCGCCTGCAGGCCGAAGATCCGGTTTGCCGGAATCTGGTCGGACACGAGCACGGGGCGACCCAGCGTGCCGGGGCTGCCGCCGTAGATGACGACGCCCGCCTCCTCGAACACTTTCTCGGTGATGGCGTTATCGACCATGTCGAAGTATTCGTTGGCATCCATCGCAAAGACCGCAATCCGGGTGAAGCGGTCGCCAAACTTGCGCAGCAGCTTGGTGAGCACCTTGTGCTTGTCGCTTGCCCAGCTCGCGGTATCGGTCATGCCGCCCTTGGTGATCGACCCAACAAGCGATGCGAATCCAAGCTTGATGTAGTAGGCGAGCACGGCATCAGCCATATCCTGGCCCACCAGGCGAAAGAACTCGTCGACGTTGCGCGCGCGCCGCTTGAACGCCTCTTCGGTGGACTGGTACGGACCGTACTTCCAGGGCGTTTTCACGCCGATCATTTCGTCCGAGCCGACCTTCTTGGTGTCGGGCTCTGCGGTGCTCGTCACATCGCGGTGCTCGATTTCGCCGCCAATCTTGTAGAAGGCGTCCTTCGTGAAGTCGCCCGCGACGACTTCGTTGCGCAGCACGATGGCGCCCGCCGATTGCGCGTTAAAGACCTGCAACACGTCCTGGATACGCTCCAGGTACGCAGTCTGCGCCAGCGTGTCGTAGACCTTCATGTCCGAAGGCAGGGTGGTGAGGATACTAGCCATGATGTAGCTCCGTTACTTGGGTAGGTTGAGATAGGCTGCTTGGCCGTGTTGTTGAATAAACGCAGCCATGTCCGCGGCGGACATCTCGCTACGTTTTTTTGCGGCCTCGCCGCCTTTGTCGCCGGTCTGCCCGGCCCCTACCGCCCTCGGCCATAGGTGTGGTGCTGTTTCCTTCAGAGACTCCGCCCATTCGAGCGGTGACAAGGGCGTCTTGCCATCCTTGCCCAGAACAACCTCATCGCCATTCATCGCCACGGGCTCGCCCGCGTCATTCAGCTTGAAGGTGCCTCGCGCCCGCAAGATGATGTCGTCGGCCGCCTCGGGCAGTGCCCCGGCCTTTGTTGCTGCTTCGCGAATCGAGTCTGATAGCACCCGATCACGAAACCGGCTGGCGAAGTCCTCGGCCTTGTCGGCGCGATCCTTTTGCGCCTTTAACTGCTTGGCCAGATCAGCGCGAAGCCGCTCAGTACGCTTGGCGAGCACGTCCTCGATCTTGCCCTCGGCAATGAGTCGTGTCTCTTCGTCTTCACTGGCTTTTTTCAACAGCCCCTTGACCGCTTCGATGTCCAGGCCGTCGAACTGTCCCTTGAGCGCATCGAGGTCTGCCTTCGTGGTCTTGAGGCTGCCAAGCAGTTCAGAGTTCTTGGACTTCAGACCCGCCACAGCCGCGTCGATCGCGTCCTTGCCCTTGGCAGAGAGCGCGTCCTTGAGCGTCTTGGCCTTCTCGTCGTCCAACTCCAGGCCAAGCGCGGCCAGGTCGAGATCTTCAAACATTGGATGTATCCCCTTGGAATGGATTTGCGCAGGCCTCGCCCGCAACAAAAAAGGCCCCGCACTGCGAGGCCCAGAAATGAGAAACCCGCGGCGAGCGGGTCTATTTGATCGGTTTCAGCTCAACCACCATCGGCACGATGAGCCCGCGCTGGTAGCACAGCGCGCAGATGTTTTTGTGTACAACGGTGCCGCGACCCCAGGTCGTGACGCCCGCGCGGATCGTGGCCACGGCGCGACCGCCGCAGCGGTTGCACTGCAGGATTCCGGGCGGGCCATCCATGCGGCGAATCCTCTTGCGTACCCTTTCTTTCTCGTTTGGCGCAGCCGGCGGAACGATGTGAAGCATTCGATCATTCTATCCCGGCGCGCTCAAATGCTGCAGCACTTCTTGCGGCCAGTTGGGCAAGCGTAAGGAGTTTCCCTTTGTCGTTATAGAAGCCCTGCAGATCCAGGCCGCCCTCGCGAAAGAGCAGCCCGCGCGTGGGCCCCAAAATATCGTTTTGCACAGCGGCCGGCTGTGCTCGCAGCCACTGTCCATAAGTCATGTTTGCATCGACGTAGCCATCGGCCGATGAGCGGGTGCCGGAAAGCCTCTTCTGTCCCTTCAACAATCGAATACTGGTTGATCGGCAGTTCCAGTGAAGCCGGCCAGGACCAGCTAAATACGGCACGCTATGGCCAATCGGCTTGTGCTCAGGATACGTATAGCGAAGCCCCGACCGGACCTGGCACATTGCAGACGTTCTGCCGTCAAGAGTCGAGATCCAGACCTCATCACCCAGAATGTCGTCGTTTGCCGCAAACCAATCGTTTCTGGTCGACTGTGCGGTGTGGCTCAACGCGGCTCGCACGACTCGCTCCACGCTTCGGCGGTCGCCTTCCAGCAGACCATCGGCGTACTTTGCGGCCTTAGTTCCGCGGATCTGGCGCACCAGATCGCCCACAGTCTGTCCCGAGACGAAGCCGATGCGGATCACGTCGCGAAGACGAGACAGCCGGTTTTCCTCCAGGCTCTTTGCCCACTCCGAGAGCAGCCGCCCCTGAAAAGGCCTCGCAAGCGCCGCCGCCCGCGCGGTTCTGGCCGATACGGCAGCGAAACTTATCTCTGGCACGGCGTGCGTGTACAACCTGCCGATAAAAGCCGCCTCCACAGGCGCAAGGTCCTGCATTGCCGTCTTGATGCCACCCTCGACACGCTCATAAGCGGTTGCGTTCAACTCGCGCACGGACTGCAGCACCTCTTCGATTTGCTTTAGCGTGGCCGATGCCGGCAAATTATCCAGCTTTGCAGCAATGCGTTCCATTAGCGCCGCATCCGTGCGATTCAGAAGCGTGATGATGCGCCGAACCTCCGCATTTGAGTACCGTTGCAGGTCGATATTGTGGCGCGTCATGGCATCCATGACCGAGCGCGGAATCGACGCCATTACAGATCGCCCAGGGCCGGGCCGTCATTGCCCACGGCCTCGCGTTCGTCCTCGTAGCTGCGGTCGGGCAGCTTCCCGGTGGTCAAGTACTGCCAGTAGCTCTGCCACGAGACTCCGCCCGCGACCACAGCTGTCTGCAATTGCGCCAGAATGAGCGCGTCCACCTGGCCGCTTGTGAAGTCTGGCTTCACGGAAAACCGCACCGCCTTCGAGTCTGCGCCAACCCACTCGGCGCAGTACTTGAGCGCCTGCTCGACGCCTTCGGCTGCAGTCATGACAATCGAGTGCAGCGTCGCGTGCTGATCGTTCTGACGGGCGCGCCTGGCCTCGCCCGATTCCGTGCCTGTGACATCCATCACCTTGGCGCCTGCCTCGAGCGCTGCGTTTTTCTGGTCGGCCATCGCCTGGCGCAAGGCTTCGATGCCGGCGCCCGCGAATTCCAGATAGCCGCATTGGCCGGTCGGCCCCAGATCCCACGCCGCGGACGGGCCGGTAACGGTGAGCGAGTGCGATTCGTCGATGCCAGACACCCAGGGCTGCGGGTGGCTCGTCTGGTGCAGCGCGCCGAAGTAATCGGCGGACAGTTGGTAATTCTTGAGCGCCGCGCGAGCCATGGTCAACATGGGAATTTCGTCCACGCCTGGCGTATTGTCCGTCGAGCCCGAGAATACGAGCGGGATGAAACCCACGCCCGAGAGCACATTGCCGCGCGAATCGACGCGGCCCAGGATGCGCTCGGGCTCCACGGTGTCGCCGTTTTCGTCCAGCACGACGCTGGCACAGAAGCCATCAGCCAGTCGAAAGACGCGATAGACGGTCTGCGCATCATGCGCGTACTCGTCTGCTCCAGGGCCGGGCCGCGACTCGACCAGCACGGCCAGCACCAAATCATCACGCCCGCCAACCGAGGCGGTTTTCCAATTTATCGCCGACTGCGGACGGTAGAGGTCGATGTAGGGGCGTCCCGAATCATCGACGTTCGCAAGCAACGGTGATCTGCCGTAGGCAATCGTCTGGCGACAGACGCGCAGGAAAAGTTGACGCAGCCCGTAGCCGTCATTGGTGACAGAATCCTCCAACCCGGCAAGCGCGGGCGGCAACTCCACTTCAGGCGTCAGGCGCGCAACCAGGCCCATCATCGTGCGCAGACTATCGCCCACCCAGCCTTCGTACTGGGCGCGTGTGACGTAGGCCTGATACAGATAACTGTTTTCGGCATTCTGGCGTTCCGCCTCGATCATGCCCGAGGTTTTCGGCAGATTCGCGCTGTCGGCCTTCACCGAGCCTTCGCCATCGAGCGCTTGGTCGATCATGCGCCACAGCGGCAGATGTGCGCTGTACTCGGGATGGATGGTGGTAACGGGCATTATGCCAATCCTCGAATTTTCCTGACTGTCGCCACCTGACGATTTGCGGCGCGGTTGTATGCACGACTCAACGCATCGACCTGGTCGTCGTTTTTCCCCATTGGGAAAGAGCGCAGTTCGTGAATCAGCGCCTCATTCCATCCGGCACGCAGCATCTTGACGTTGCCTGCGTTCACCTGGGCGGCGACAGGGCTTGCGCGCGTGGCTTTATCCCCCGTCTCGGGCGTGAACTCGAAACTTCTGCCCTGCAGGCGCTTACTCAGGTATGCGGCCTGCGCCTTGCCAGCCTGCCCGGGGTCTTGCGGCAGACTTTGAAATGTTGCGCCATCTGTGACAGCGGTGTTGACAATCAGGCGCTCAACTTCATCGGGCCCCCCGCGTTCACGCACTACGTCCGCGATGTAGGTGATGCCATCTTTGACGGCGAGTTTCACACCAGCAGTCCAGTCGCCAATGTCCTTGCTTGCCGCAAGATCCCAGCCGCGCGCAAAGCTCAAGCCCGCCGGCAATGCGTCGACGATCTCTATCTGCCCGGGCTTGAACATGCCCCCTTGACGCGGCGCTGGCCGTTGTTGCAATTGGCCGGCCGCCGCATATTCGCCAAGCGACAATTCCAGCGCCCTGACCTGCTCTTCGTCGAACCGTTCGGGGAACATCAGCTCGCCCGGTTCGGTGCGCGGATCCGGAGCACCCACTACGTTACGCGACTCCCCGGGCTCAAAGCGCATCGGAATTTTCAGATGCGCATAACCAAGATCCAGCGCGACAGCCGACACGTCGTTTTCGGCCAGCCGTTGCGTGACGATTACGATTGCAGAATCTGCGTTATTCACGCGGCTGGGCAGTGCCTCGCGAAACGTCTCAATGTCCGCGGCAAGCTGCGCGGCGCTCTTGGCTCCGTCCACACTATGCGGGTCGTCCAGAATTACCCGGTCAGCGCGACTGCCCGTCATACTGGTGAATGCTACGGCCTCGCGAAAGCCGGTGGCGTCGTTCTCAAACTTCGTTTTGGCGTTCTGGTCGCCAGTCAAAACAATCGGCCAATGCGACTGGTACCAACTTGATTGGATCAACCGTCTGCATTTGGTGCTATCTCGCACAGCCAGATCTTGCTTGTGAGCCGTGCCCATGTAGCGCAGACCAGGGCGTCCAACCGGGCCCCACTCCCAAGCCGGCCACAAGACAGACACCAGAAGAGACTTCATGCTGCCCGGAGACACGTTTATAAGCAGCCGTTTTATTCTTCCATCTGTTACGGCCTCCAGATGATCGCAAATCGACTGTACTGCCCAACCCCACTTTAGCGGCGTGGATGGCTCAAGCACCGACCAAGCGCGCTTGACGAACCCTCCAAGACTTGCGCTGCAATACGCGGCCTCGATCTCGCGTCGATCATCAACCGGATTCGGAAGCCGCATCGTCTGCCGCCTCCATGAGTTCCTGCAGAGTTTCTTTGCTCAGTCTTGTGTAATCAAACGGACGACTCGTCTTAATGGGCGGCAGGTCGTCCGTTCCACCAACCGCTTGTGGCACCCGACCAAAGCCGCGATCCAGCAGTTCCTTGATGGCCGACACGCGCGATGCCTCTGGCGCCGACTCGTTATTCATGATTTCAGCCAGGCGGTCGATGGCCTCCGGCCCGTAAGTCTGCGCCAACGCCTTGATGTCCGCTGTGATTCGGTTTGGCGTACCCTTTTTTCGACCTCCGGTTTTTGGGTGTCCTTTTGGTCTACCAGCCATTTCTATTTATCTCTACTTTTGAAATTACTTCCTCACGCACTTCACCGCCTCCCCATCCGTCGCGCAGCTGTATTCACCCAGGCTCACTGTGATCTGCTGGCTCGGGCGCAGTGCGTAGACGACGCCCGCCATGATCGCTGCTGCCAGGCAGATGCCGGCGGCTATCGTGATCACTCCGGTCAGGATCTCGCGCATGGTGGCCTCGAAAAAACTGCGCCCGCCAGGAATAAGCCCGGGCGGGCGCAAATGCAGCGGTGGCTGCCTGGGGAAACTGGTGGCTCAAAATGCAAAACCCCGCTCGGTGGCGGGGCTGTTTTCTCTGGGCGCAATGGTGGCGACTTCATTGTCCCAACTACTGTCCCAATATGCAAGCGTTTTCGGAAACTTCATGTCCCAATACGCCACGCATACAGTGCTGCCCGTGTTGTTCCGCCGACGCGCTCGACGTGACCGGTGTCGATCAGATGATCGAGCACTCGCTTTACACCCTTGCGCACAGCCTCTTTCTGGCGCGCCGTGAGTGGCATGCCTCGTGATGCTTCGCGCATGAGTTGCGACATCCTGAACGCCCGGCCCGGGTATGGCTGCATCAAGCCCAGGATCTCATGCGCATACTTCACACTCGAACTCCTTGAAAACCTCAATCTTGAATTCGTCCAGGCAGGCGAGCAGCTCATCGCGGCTGATCTTGAGGTCGATCCTCGCTCGGTGGCGACGGTTGTTGCCCACTCGAATCCACACCGGCCGCAGCTCCCCCTCGTGCATCTCTACGCTGCGCTCCCATTGGTCGTAGCGGGATCGGTGGGTGTACTCGTACTGGAGCACGCGGCGGGTAAGCCTGGGCATACGATCGAACACGGCCTGGACGCGCTCTGCACTGGACGCGTGAATAATTCGCTTGGGCCGCTCGTCGTGATCCTTTTCCTCGGAATTGTTGTTGATCACCCGATACGCGCCCTCCGCCGAACGACAACGATTGGGCTCCCGAGGCTCGGGGCTCTCGCCATCCCAGCACCAGGCGATCCAGTTTTCGATTTCGGCGCGGACAAACGACGGATAGCTCATTGATCCTCCTTTTCGCGCTGGGTCTCGTCAAACAACTCCCGCAGTTGCTCGAGCGCGAACTTTCCGCGACCGCGCTTTTGTGCCTCTCGCTGGGCTCGGGCCTGTTCCATTTCCTCGATACGCTCGCATATGACCGATGGATCACCAAATGTCATCCAGCGGGGCAGATCGGGCTTCATCGCGGCCGAACCTCATCAGCCCTGAAATACTTCGGGTGTCTGGCCTTGATGTGCGCTACAGCGCTGTCTATAGCGCGCATCCGGCGCACCGGCCCATCGGTTTGCGCGGCGGCGCGCAAAAGGGCTACGGCGTCATCTGGCAGGACGCGGGCAATGTCATGGTTTTGTACGGGCATCGTCATTTCTTGGCCTCCAGCAGGTAGGAAAGGCACACCAGGACGCACAGGACGCCCACGACAAGCAAAACAGGGCCGTAGATGGGGAGGAACACCGCCCACCACGGAATAGCGGCTCCTGGGCCCGCAATTTTGGCCGCGAACATGATGAGGGTGAGGGCCATAAGGAGCGTGCTGGTCTTCATCGTGTCCACACCTGGCTGTTTTCGGAGCCGTTGCCGATGCCGCCCATGCTGATGGGGCGCGGCAGCAGGTTCAGTTCGGCTTCGCGCAGGTGCGGCTTGACGACAAGCGGCCTGAAGGCGGGCAGGTAGCGTCGTGTCGCTGGCTGAAGCGGTGCTTGCTTGTCTGTCCTGGCCGCAACGTCGGCGGCGCGGTTGAAGTACGACGTGCTCGTTTCTTGCTCCCGGCGGGTGACGTGCAGGTGTTTTTCTACGAGCGGGACGAGCTTTTGCACGCAGAAGTAGCGCGAGGCGTCGACGCCTGCGTTGTTCAAGGCTTCGGCCACGAGAATCTTCGCATCGTCTAAGGCCTGGCGCTCTTGGGTTCGGGTCATGTCCTATCTCCTTAAATCCATCCTGGCGCCGCAGACTCTGGTGGGTTCAGGTATTCGATAATCACGTTCCTGGCTTGCAGCCAGCCGACGCACACGCAAGCGACGTACCCTTGCTTGTTCAGGGCTTCGATCCATCTTTTCTGATCGACCGAGACGCGGCCGTTTTCAGGCGCCTTCAGTTCGATCCACAGGCCATGCTTGCCGCCTCTGGGCACTGGTAGACACAGATCGGGGACGCCTGCCTTGGTGCCCTGGGCTTTGAGCCTCGCGGCTTCTCTGGCGTTGCGCTTGCCGCCGTTGGGGACGTGCAGCAGCAGATCGAGCTCCGGCATGACCTTTGACTGCAGCCTGGCCCATCGGAATAGCGCGGTCTGGTGGTCGTCTTCGATGTGCTTCATCAGTAGATGCTCCCCGGCTGCCCAGGTTTATTGCTACGGGTGCAAGCGTTTCTGTGGTCGGTTGCCCTAGGGCACCGTTTGTTGCCGCATTGCGGACATAAAAACATGCGCGGCCGAAAGAGACTCTCACCCATGCGTCGACCTTCCAGCCAGCAGCGGTAGCAATCGTAATAGCCCGTGCTTATCGGATCGTCGAATGCGTTCATCCCTCTTTCCTCAACTTGTGCTGCCTCATGACTTCCTCTTCGAGATATGCTTGGGCGTCTTTGCCGCGACGTGCGCCGATTGAATCGAGCCAAGGCTTGCGTTGCTCTTTCGGCATGGCCAGGATGTAGCGGGCCTCGCACTCGCGCCTGAACTGTTCGGTTTCTGCGGGTGTCATTGAATGCATGTCGTGCGCCCAAGGTTCGCCAGTTCGTCGGCACGTTCATTTCCACTGTCTCCGTTGTGACCGCGCACCCACACAAACGTCGCGTGAGTTCTTGATACCTGCTCCTCCAGGGCGATCCACAAATCACGGTTCGGCATGGGTTCTCCCCTCTTCATCCAGTTCTTGCGCTTCCAACCTGCGCGCCAGTCAGTCAGTCCCTTGATGCAATACTGGCTGTCACTGAATACCCGCACCGTCGCACCATCAGGCAATTTGCGCAGCGCCTGCAGAATCGCTGTCATTTCCATCCGGTTATTCGTGGTGTCCATTTCGCCGCCGTACTCCATCTCGCCATCGTCTCTGTGCCAGCCCCAGCCACCCGGGCCAGGGTTTGGTTCGCACGATCCATCAGTCCACACCTGCACTCGCTTCTCCCTATAGTTCAGAACCAGGAAACGGACAGCAGCTCGCATACACTCCCCCAAACCCATCTTTCGATGGGCCCGAGGGATTCGTGCAATGTCCGTCACCGAGGTTTCCGTCCATTACTCGGCAACGCTCCCCGCTCAACATCCCGGCGTTGCTGGTCAGACTGTCGCGCCGTGTTGTGCCGACGCCCGTTGCCGCTCTGACCGAGCTAGACACGCTGTAGTGGCTCGTCTCCGGATCACCCCAACATCTCTGCCTGGTTCCGTTCGTTTCCGTACAACTCCACAGCGCCGCTTTCCACTCCCACGGCTGGCCCTTACGCTTAGTTGGCCCCTATCTCGACATTCCACGCCCAACGCGGTTGACCCTGAAAACACGTGGATGCCGTACTTCCTATTTCCCTAGCGCCTCCCGCATCAACAGCGTGAGTGCGAGAATCCCCGCTCTCTGGTGATAATCGTTGGCATCCATGCCAACGTCCGGAGGCATGACATAAGGTCGGCCCGTCTCGCTTGCGTAACGCTCGCCTACGCGGTTCTGATCGTGATCCGCGACGATGTATGCAGGCCCCTCAAGCTCAGCAGCCACAGATCGGATATTCGCGGCGGAAAAACACACCACCACTCGAGCGCTACGGCACAGCATCTTTAGGCCGGCGCGAATTGACAGGCCTGTCGCGTAGCCTTCGCAAAGCCACGATTCGTTCCCGCTGCCGATGAAGAACACGGCATTTTTCGCCGCGCCGCCGGGCAGGAATTTCTTCTCTCCGTATTTGTCGATGAATTGCGCACTTTGAATACGCCTGTATTCATGGACGTTGCGCATGGGAATGACGAGGCGCCCATCGAAGTCAATGAGCCCAACCTCGTTTTTGAAACCTTTGCGTTCCAGATATGGGTGAACGTCAGTCCTGGCATTTGCGACGATATATGCCGCCTTCTTGGCCGCCCTATTGCGTCTTGCCGCCTCTTTTCGGTCCTGCTCCAGATCGTGCAGTGAACGACGCGGCGGCGGGTCCGTGGGCCCGTCTCCCTGCCACCCGTATTGCCTCGCCAATCGATACAGCGTGCGCGACGTAATGCCGCCCTCAGGCCGAATGCTGCGCCACACTGCGCGAGCTGAAGCTTGCTTGTACCTGTCCGAGCCCTGGCTCCACCTATCCCACAGGTCGAACCCATCGTTGCCCAACTCCGACTTGACAGCCATGCCGACCTGGACCCAGGTTTCCCTGTCGTCGGACGGTATGCAATGGATGGCGTCAGCGATGCTCATGCCGCTTTCCTCGCCTTCACGAACGCGATGTTCATCGACCGGATCTTGTTTTGGACGTTGCGTGTGATTTCCACGTTCGGTGTGGCTTCAAACCGCCAACTGGACGATGGCGCGGAACCCGTGATGTCCTTGAACAAATGCCATGCGCGACCGGACTGTTTGCCTGGCGCGCTGTGTGCTCTCGCGTAGGTGCAGACCTGCTCCCACAGGTGGCGTCGATCATCGGCGAGCTTCTTCTTGCCCAGCATGACAGCTTGCATTTCGCCGGCAACAGCCGCATCAAGCGCGGGCTTTTGCTTTTCGAATCCGCAGGCGACACAATGGCTGGCGAACGGCTTGTGCCCGCACGAAGGGCACCCCTTCGGCTCGTAATCCTCCTTATCTCGAACCGTCTTGTCGAGCTTTTCGCCCACATCAAGCGCATCGAGCCCGTGGTAATAGATCTGCTCGAAGTCTTCGAGAAAGCGCAGAATGTTGCCGCTGTGATCGAGCAAGATGCAGTCTTTCTTTCCGGTCTCGTCCGATGCTCGAAGCCCCCTGCCCCACATTTGAATCGCCGTGGACAGGGACTTGCGAAGCGGTCTGCAATCGACTACGCACCCTACATCACGCACATCAAACCCCTTCGCCAAGGCTTCGACGCTGACCAGCACGCGAATTGCTGAGTTTTCCTTCTTGTACTCAGCCAACAAGGCATCACGCTCAGTTGGCGTCGTGTTCGATGTGTAGGCCGCAGCCATCACGCCGGCCTCGATGAACTGCCGAGTGATTTCCTCGCAATGGCGGATGGTCGACCCGAATACGATCGTTTTGCGGCCCTGGCCGTGCTTGATCCATTCGGACACCACGTCACCGACGATCTCAAGTCCACGTTCCTCTGCCGCCTTGTCGGCCCACTCGCCCCGAGAATTGGTGGCCGCTCCCGTCATGTCGGCGCGAACGCAGGTCATGGGCACCATCGGCACCAGGATGCCCTGGCGCGTCAGATCATCCATCGTTGCCGCGTTGATCAAGTTCGTGAAGAGCTTGCCCAGACCAGGCGAAAATGGTGTCGCGGACAGACCAATACACGCGGCGTCAGTCTTTTGCACAAACTCTGTCCATGCTTTGTATTGGGTATGGGCCTCGTCGATGATCACGACATCGACCTTCGGCCAGAACTCACGCTTCATGATCGTCTGGATGCTGGCGATCTGGTAGGGCAGGCTTTCATCGCGGCGCCAGTGATCGGCCTTGATGATTCCGTGGGCAGCCAGACCATATTCGTCCGCTGTCTCGCTGGTCTGCTGGATGAGAGCTGCGCGGTCGCATACGAATATCGCGCGACGGCCCTTGAGCAACGCTTCATGTGCAATTCTGTGCCCCAGGTACGACTTTCCGGCGCCCGTGGGCGCCATGATCAACTGATTCTTATGTCCCTCCGAGAACCCCTTTCTAAGGGCCTCATGGGCGGTCTTTTGAAACGGCCGAGGCTCGGGAAATGTCGTGCTTGCGTAGTTCGGCACGTCGTCGGCAAATAAGCGATCAGTGACGGCATTCATGCGGCCACCTTTTTGTACTGGTCGAGCTCCTTCTGCAGCTTCGCAGCACGGTTGCTCTCGCGCTTTGCGTGCTTGATGGCTTCGGCCTTCTCGTTCAACAGGCCATTGACGCGCTGTTGCAGACCTGCCACCACAGCGTTCAGCCTCGTGATTTCGGCATGTGCCGTGGCCAGCGCATCATCGGAATCCAGAAGTTTGGCGAGAATTTCCCTGTCAGCAGCCTCGGCCGCTTCCATCGCTGCCAGCTCCGCCTCGTCTGGACCATCACGCTCGGGCTCCGGCGCGATTTCCTCTTTAGGTGGCGCGATTTGCCGGACGGCTTTTGGCAAGCTGACCTCGCCTTTCGCAACCTTCTTGCCCAGGTCTGGATCGGCTTTAACCACCCTGTCGGCCATCTGCTGGGTTCGGTGGCTCGCTCCAGACAAGGCGGCACGGTCTTTCGCGGTGTCCAATTGCGCAACGTTGCGTAATTGTGGGTTGCCAACAGTCTGTGCTTTTGCCCAATCCTGAGCACTAGAGACGATTGCCGCTTGCTGGCCTGGCGACATATGGCGACGATGCAGGTTTACAGACAACACGAAGGACACCAGGTTGCCGCCCTCGAAGTCCTGAAATACGGGCTCGACTCCGGCCTCGATGCAGGCGCGATAGCGGTTACCGCCGTCCAGAATCATTCCTTCATGCAGGATGATCGGCTGGCGCAGGCCATTGACTTTGATGTCATCACGCAGCGCATCAAACTCCGCGCCGGACAGCCTGGGGAACAATGTGCAAAGTGGATGCAACTCGTGTGTCATACCGACCTCAACTTCAAAACGGCGAACACCCAGGACACGGTCACGGCAGGCAGCAGCCCCAGGCAATAAAGTTCAATGACAAGACGCTTAATCTGTGGCCTCATGCGCCCTCCCCGTGCACCATCCGCGCCAGCGGCACGATGGCTTTTTGATAATGCGCCTCGACCTCTGCGGACCACTGGTTCTTCTTGATCAGCAGCGCCCGGGTCCGGTCCACGTACTCCCATTCGCGCTTGATCCGCTCTGCCCTAGGCATCCCGCCCTGGTCGTGATCCCGGTGCAATTCGGGCGACAGCGGAAAGCACAGCGAGTCGCAGACTTTCAGGCCCATGCCTTTGTCGAAATTGACATGGCAGGCTTGGGCGGGTTTGCCTGTGATCAGGCACCCCAGGGCCGCGACGTTCTTCCTGTGCTGCTCGGATCGCAGCAGATTCGATTCGCCACGAGCATGCTTGATGGCGCGCCCCAGGGACTCAGCAATTCGCTGGGCCAGGCCTGGGCCCTTCTTTTCCCGGCTGCGCGCCATCGGCTTACCCTGGCGCAGCGGTGTCTTGCGCGTGATGGGCTTGCCGGA